AAAGAAAACATCCCCGCTCAAAAGTTTTGGTCTAAAATGACAGAAAAATTCAAACTGAACGAGGTTAAACGAAATGATATAAGTGAGTTGGATGATTGTTATACACATTCTTTCAGGAGGTAATGTATGAATAATAAACAACTTGTTTCAAAAATTTTTGGAGAAATAAAAAGGACTCCTACAAATATTCAAGCATATACAGATGCATTTAATATTTGTCGCACAATCGAAAATGATGATAAAGAATTTTCACATATAAAAAATCGAGAACTGAGAGGATTAATTTCCAAGGCGATGAGATTACCTACAACAAAGGATATATCGATATTGTTTGAGTTATATAAAAAAACTCTTTTGTTTGATGCCCCCTACTCTTTCGATAGTTATATGTTGTATCTCGAAATAAATCGTGACCCAAGGGAAAGGTTTTATCAACCTCGCAGAAAAGTATTGAAACCGGCAGTTGATATGATACAAGATTTGGTGGATGATAAACTCGATGAGGGATTTCTCGCACAACCTCCAAGAACGGGAAAAACAACTCTACTTATGTTCCTACTGACTTGGCTTATAGGAAAGAATAGTGAAAACTCAAACCTTTATTCTGCATATTCCGATACAATTACAAAAGCGATGCATAATGGTGTGCTTGAAATTATAAATGACCCCGTTACATACGCTTGGAAAGATGTATTTCCCTCTGCTAAAATCGTGCAGACTAATTCTCAGGATGAAACAATCAATATTGATAGAAAAAAGCGATACCCCTCTCTTACTTGTAGGTCATTGTATGGTACGCTGAACGGTGCGTGTGATTGCAATGGTTTTGAAATTTCCGATGACCTTATCGGAGGTATTGAGGAGGCATTAAACAAAGATAGACTAATGGCGGCGTGGAGTAAGGTCGATAACAACCTCCTCCCTCGTGCTAAGGAAAAAGCAAAGATTTTATGGTGTGGTACAAGATGGTCAATTATTGACCCCGCCGGTATCAGAATGGATTTATTAGAGAATGATGAGAAATTCAAAAATCGTAGAGTTAGAGTTGTCAATTTGTCTGCTCTCGATGAAAATGATGAGAGTCAGTTCGATTATGACTATGGAGTAGGTTTTACTACTGAGTATTATCATCAGAGGAGAGCATCATTTGAGAGGAATAACGATATGGCATCTTGGCAAGCACAGTATATGGGTGAACCAATAGAGCGTGAGGGTGCTTTGTTTACCCCAAACGATTTGCGTTATTACAATGGCGAGTTGCCTGAGGGTAATCCCGATAGAATATTTATGGCAGTAGACCCGGCGTTTGGTGGTGGAGATTATGTCGCATCCCCCGTTTGCTATCAATATGGTGATGATATTTATGTTCCCGATGTTGTTTATGATAATGGCGATAAGAAAATAACACAACCTCTGCTCGTGAATATGGTTTTGAAACATTCAACACAAGCGATGCAGATAGAGGCAAATAAATCAACCGAGTCTTACAAAGAGGGTGTGGAGTCAAAATTAAGAGAACATAACTATAGACTTAATATCACATCTAAAGCCGCTCCATCGAACAGAGCAAAGTGGGAACGAATATTCGATAAAGCACCTGATATTAAAGAACGAATGATTTTTCTTGAAAGTGGAAAAAGAACCCGTGAATATAGTTTGTTTATGCAGAATGTTTTTTCTTATAAGATAATAGGCAAGAATAAAAACGATGATGCTCCCGATAGTTTAGCGATGGCTATGGATATGGTACATAATCCTCTTGGTCGCATAGAGGTATTCAAAAGACCGTTCTAAAAAGTAAACAACTATGGTTTACAATCAGCATTGCAAACATTGTAGTATAGAGATATTTGCAGTATAATTTAATAGTAAAGATAGAATTTTTAAGGGAGGTGATTTTCGTGGTAAAAGTGGCGATGGATGGTAGACGGGTTATCTATACGGATGTGGATGAGATTACGCCCGATAATATTTTCGATGTGCTGAGAAAAGCGTTGATAATTCATTCTCAAAACTTACACGAAATCAACTTCTTATACAGATACTATCGTGGTAGGCAAAGCATACAATCGAGGAAAAAGAATGTTCGACCTGAGATTTGTAATAAACTAACCGAAAACAGAGCAAACGAAATCGTTTCTTTCAAAGTCGGTTATCTTATGGGAGAACCAATACAATATGTCAATCGTGGTGAGGATGCGAATGTAAGTTCCGCTATAAACGCATTAAACGAGATGATGTTGTTGGAGGGTAAGGCTTTCAAGGACAAAGAACTTGCGGATTGGATGCACATTTGTGGCACATCTTATCGTATTGCTTTACCGAGAAAGATGGTTACAGAGGATGATGCTCCTTTTGAGGTATATACACTTGACCCTCGACACGCTTTTGTTATTTACCACAGTGGACTCGGCAATAAACCGGTTGCCGGCGTAAAGTATGTTGTAAAAGAGGACAACTCTATTATTTATAGCGTATGGACTGATAATTGGTATTATGAGATATATGATGGTAATATTACTAACTTTATCATCGATGAGAATGGTAATAAACTTTTAGGTGAACCGACATATTACGGTCAGATACCAATTATAGAATATCCTTTGAATAACGCTCGTTTAGGTGCATTTGAAATTGTTTTACCAATTCTTGATGCAATAAATGAGGTTGGCTCAAATCGTCTTGATGGTATAGAGCAATTTATTCAGGCGTTAATGCTTTTCTGTAATTGTGATATAGACGAGGCAACTTTCTCTGCGTTAAAAGAACTCGGGGCGTTAAAATACACCTCAAGTAGTTCAAATCCCGCAGATGTCAAAATGCTTACTCAGGAGTTAAATCAGCAACAGACCCAAACTCTTGTAAATTATATGTATGAAACGGTTTTAACTATATGTGGTATGCCAAACAGAAATGGCGGCAGTTCTACAAGCGATACCGGTTCAGCAGTTATTATGAGAGATGGATGGTCGGCGGCTGAGGCTCGTGCGAAAGATACAGAGTTGGTTTTCAAAGAGTCCGAGAAAAGATTTCTCAAATTTGTTCTACGCATATTAAGGGACACAAGCGATATTGTATTACCTTTAGGTGCTATCGAACCACGCTTTACAAGAAGAAATTACGAGAACATCACGGCAAAGGCAAATGTTTTAACGACTATGCTTTCCAATCCAAAAATTCATCCGAAACTTGCATTTATTCATTGTGGTATGTTTGCGGATGGAGAGTTAGCGTATGCTATGAGTAAGGAATATTACGAGGAACAACTCGCTTTGACCCCACCAAAAAATCCATCATCAGGAGGTGATGGTGATGGTTAAACTGAGTCCTCAGACTATTGAAATTATTGAAAAAAGTTTATCACACAATAATCCAATAGAACTGAAAGTTGAAAAAGATAAGGTCGTTGTTATATCGATTGAAAGAAAATTGAAAGGCAAGACTCCCATAATAGGTTGAGGAGGAAATAGTCAATAAGGACTAAGGGTTGCTATACCCTTGGTCTTTTATTTTATAATTGCGGAGATGCAATCAAGCACAAAGTGGTAGAGAAACCACTTATCAAAAACCCAAATCAATGGTTAGAGAAAACCTAAAAACACAAGGAGGAAACAAGATGGATATTAAGGATTTACTTGGTGATGCGTTCAGGGATGATATGACTATAGAAGAAATAAACGCCGCTCTTGCGGATAAAACTTTTGTAGACCCTAACACTTTACCAAAAAGCGTGTCTAAGGAGATTTTCGATAAGAAAGCATCGGAACTTGCCAAGGTCACAAAAGAATTAAACGAATTGAAAAATTCTACACTGACAGAGGGCGATAAGGTAAAGAAAGCCTTAGAAGATGCGGAAACTGCTCGTATTGAGTTCCTCAAGAAAAGCACAAAACTCGATGTTGAGAAAGTCTTTGTCGAGGGAGGTTTGAAAAGCGAGGATTATAAAGACATTATCGATGATATTGTTTCCGAAAATACCGAGGCGAGCGTTGCATTGGCTAAAAACTTTATGACAATAATCTCGTCACAAAAAACTGCTATCGAAAAGGCAGTAAAAGCAGATTTACTCAAAGGTTCACCAAAGCCTCCGGCGGGAACCGGTGGAGAGGAAATTACCAAAGAGAAATTTGCAGATATGGGTTATGAGGCACGATTGCAGTTGTCACTCGATAATCCTACATTATATGAACAACTTGTTGGAGAAAATAATTAAATTTTTAGGAGGTAATAAACTATGGCAGAATTATTCGATACCAAAAACTTTAACGCTGAGGTGTTTGGGAAATATACAGACTCAATTCCCAATGTTAATCTCAACGAACTTGTCAAATCTAAAGCAGTAAAAAGAGATAACAGATTAAAGGCACTCTTTAATCCTCAGACCGGCTCTTATAAGGGTACACTCCCTTACTTTGGCAGACTTGAGGGTGACCCCGATAACTATGATGGTGAAACAAACATTTCAGCATCTACACCTGATACATATATTCAGCAGTTTATTGTAACGGGTAGAGCAAAAGGCTTTAAGGAAAAGGATTTCAGTTCCGATATTACCGGTGGCGTTCCTTTTATGGATAGAGTCGCTCTTGGCATTGCCGATTATTGGGCAGAGGTATATCAGAAAGGATTGCTTTCTGTACTGAAAGGTATTTTCAATATGACCGGTGCGGGAAATGCAGACTTTGTTTCTGAACATACCACAAACATTTCTGTTAAATCAACAGATAATACTTTCGGTGCAACAACCCTTAACAGTGCATTGCAGAAAGCAAGTGGTGATGCTAAATCTCAGTTCAGCATCGCATTTATGCACTCCAAGGTAGCAACAGATGTAGAAAACTTACAGTTGCTTGAATATCTCAAGTACACCGATAAAGCGGGCATTGAGAGAAATCTTACTCTTGCATCCCTTAATGGCAGAATTGTCATTGTTGATGATAATATGCCTACAACTGTTGGTTACTACGATGCAACATCCGAAACAGAGGGTGCTTTAGAAATCGTAGGTAATAGTGCAACTGCCGGTGACGGTGAAATCAATCTGAAATCAGTTACAAACTATTTCGGTTCAAAAACTCTCGCAGAGGGCGATTTCGTTGTTCCGGGTGTTCAGTACACAACTTATGTTCTTGGTGAGGGTGCTATCACTCTCGAAGATGTTGGTGCAGAAGTTCCTTACGAAATGGATAGAAATGCCGCTACAAATGGTGGTGAAACAATCCTTTATT